ACTGCGATCAACAGGGTGCTCGGTGACCGCGACGAAATCAACACCCGGCTTCTCGATCAGCTTCTTCGCCGTTGCCATCAGTTTGGAATCCTAATCCGCTTGCCGACTTTTGCCTTCAGACTTCTGCTATCACGAATATTGTTTGCCTCCGCAATCTTCTTCCACTTGCGTGCGTCGCCATAGACCTTCGCCGCGATCTTGTGAAGAGTATCACCCTTCTTCACAAGGTACGGTTTGTGCGGCTTCTTCGACCCGGCTCGCTGGTACTTGCTGAACTGCGCCAGGAAGTCCGTCGATACGATGTACTGCCGAATCGTGATAGTGCCTCCGCATTGAATGCGGCGCTGAGACTTTGGACTGCGGAACTCGCGCTCTCTGTCCCACGACACGTTTTCGACTACCCAGCGGTTCGCGCCCTTCGCAATCGCCTCGTCGTGTGGGATAACGCCGTTCCCATGCACTAGACAGGGCGGCGGCATCGCATGCCCACCGATCCCGCAAAGCGACTCCAGATTGCTGACCTGCCGCTCCGTTTCGATTCCTGGGTTGTCGCTCGGATCGTCCAGCCAATTATCAATCAGGAACGGAATCTCAATCTGCATCGGGTTGCGCCCGATCCATTCGACAATCCCGACATCCTTTGGCCGCGCCGTTACCTGCCAGCCGCCGTAGCCGTCGGTCACGGTCGGAGAACCATCTCCGAAGTACGCCTCAAAGACCGTATCATCCTCAATGCTCTGGATGAAGAACTTATCGAGCGCGCTCGGGACCAGTGGTTCCTTTTGTTTCTTAGCAGCCATTAGCGCTCACCCCGACGGGCTCGACGGTAGTCGTTGAAGTCTGCGACGGCCTTGGCGATCTCTCTGCGCTCGACGTTCACATGCACGTGAACGGGCGGCATGAAATCGGATACCGACATCGCGTTTACGCTCATTGGCTGAATAGGAGCGGCTCGCCCGCTTGGAACAGACATCGGCGATATATGAAGTCCGGATACGCCCGCTGTGGCTAGTTCCGGCCCCGATTCGCCAACGATTGATTGCGTACCCCAGGGGATCGTGCCGCCAGCCTGCTTACCTACACCAGCTTTCCCCAAACCGCGTTGAACCCGCTTCTTGAAACTTTCGAGCGCACTCTCGCCACCATGCTTGATACTGCCGACAGTACCAGGGATACTCTTACCCGCCTCGTACAGACCAAGCGCAATAGCAACTGGCAGAAATGCCCTGGCGAATGCCGCACTGAAAACCTTGCCTGCCGTTGTACCCCAAGAGGCGAACGCTATACCAAGGGCGCCCTCGGCGGCGAACGCAGCTGTGAGCCTCGGGAACGCCGCAATCAGGAAGTTCCTAACGAATGGCCCGGCAAACTTTGTGCCAACAGCTCCGCCAAGAGCTTTGAATGCTCCAAATCTCCCGAGCAGGAATGTGACCGTAAGGAACTTAGCCCAAGCCGATGCCGCAAAGAAGGCTCCCAAGAATGATGAAGCTACATGCGGGGCATGTGTTACAAATGCGCGGGCAATCGCATCCATAATAGCAGGCATCCATCGATCAATGCCCCTCATCAAAGCTTTCATAAGAACATCGACGCCGTGATCAAAAGCCTTGCCCGGGTCGGTAAGCGCTAGGCTAATGAAATCCTTCAACTTGTTCAGCTGCTCAAGGTACTTAGAGTACCAACGATCAAACTGACCGGTGTCCTTGAACATCTGCAACCAGTCATTGAACTTGTTCACCAAGGCTGTAACTCGGAGAACTAGATCACGACCCTTATCGTGCGTGGCACTAAAGACAATGCCCAAGGTGCGGCCGACCGCCTTGATCAGACCCCACCAAGCCTTGAAGTTACCAACGAGATCATCGACGGTATTCTTGACCTTGCCGCCGTCCCTTGTACCTCGCCGCCAGCTCATCGTCATGTGCTCGAACGCCTTGGCAGTCCTTATCACCCAGGGAGAGACTGCCTTGAAAATGCGTCCAAGAACAAACCAAAGGTTTGTGAAGCCACGGATCGCCGGTCCACTCATACCGCGGAACGTTTCGCCGAGCGTTTTGAATATGCCCTGAGACTCGGGTCCGCTGATTGCGGCGAACGCTTGGGTAAGGCTGCTATGCAACGAACGCGCCATCTTGTTTGTCTCGGTGGCGATCGTCGGTATGACCCTCTGGAACGACTTTGCTCCCTCTGTCAGCGTCCTGAACATTTGGAAGCGAGCGCCGAGCGTTAGGTCGCCCCATGTCTTCTTCAACTTCGCCAGTGCGCGCTGAGCCTCCCAGACCGGCTTACCGCCTTGCGTCTGGATAACTGCGTACAGATGGCCGGCTGAGCGCGCTGCCTCGGCCGAACCCTTGCCGAACTGCTGTACGGCTAGAGTGTAAGCGTCCTGCGCTTTCTGGATCTTGCTAATCTGATCAGAAGCCTTCTTGGCAACGGTTCCAAGCGTTACCAGTCCGAAGATCAACGAGGCGATGCCACCGCCCGCAACCGCTCCGCCACCAATCGCCGCCGCCGCTGCGCTTGACCCGACAGAGATCAAAGCCGGTGCTAGGTACAAGCCGAGTGTCAAAGCGGTCGTCAGAATCTCGGAGCGCGTTAGGCTCAGGCGGTCCTTCCAAAACCTCCAACTTGTAAGGTTCTTCTTTACAACGTTAGGAACCAACCCCATAGTACGACTGAGGACGCCGACCTTGGCAGCCGTCTTGACTGCCTCGTCGCCGAGGTCGTTGACCTCATGCTTAGCGACTACCATCGACGCAGCGAGCGCCTCTGTCTGATGCTCGAGTCTTTTGTCGATCGACCGCAACAGTGCCAGCTGCGCAGCGGTCGCCTCGGCATCGTGACCAAATTCCTTTACCGCTTTGGCAGCGGTCTTCATGCCACCCTTGAAGCGAGCAACATCCTTCACCTTCAACATTGCTTCGATGCGCTCGCGTACGGCCATTACCTAGTCCTTGTCGCCGTGCTGTTGCCTGACTTCTGCCTATGGCCCTTTTCCAAACTACCTGCCAAAGCGTTTATGATATGCGCAGCCTGGTTCCTTTGTCGTAGGTCGGATAGCTCTATGGCTTTGTTAGCGACGAGGGTTAGGAATGCCATTTCAAGTTCGTCACTTGTCCTGATGAACTTTACTGGATCAATCCCGGAGAGCGCGGCCGACGCGTAGAACGTGAGTTCCTCGTCGCTCACAATTCCCCCAGCAGTTCCTCCAAATCAATCGTGCGCTTGCTAGGGTCGCGCATCCACCTGCTGATAGACTGCGCGTGAATACCGATTGCGACGACGTTGTCGATCCAGGTTCCGTTCTTGTCGTTGCGCTCGGCCGTCAGATAACGAACAGCGTCGGCGTTCGACTTGATGAGTTCCTCCTTGCCCAGAACCATGGCGATGCGGTCGAAGCCAACGATGCCCGCCTCGTCCTCGATCGGCACGCGATCACCAGACTCCGGGTCGCGCACGTACAGGCCGACATTCGCCATCACGATTAGGTCGATGTCACCCTTAGCCGAATCACGGTCGCCGGAGCGCACACGTCGTGCAACCCGCTCCGCTACCTTGTTGAGTTCCTGCTGTGGAACAATCCGATACTCTCCGATCAGATCGCCGTCCCAGGACGGAATGTCCAGGAACAAACTGCTCTCGCGCTCCTGCCGCTTCTGTTCCGCTCTTTCCAGAAGTGACTGAGCGCGAGCGCCGTTGACCGAGGTCCCGATTGTGTCGATCCCTTCCGCGTGCTCTTCCATTTTGTGGCCTCCGATGTGCTACGTAACCGCGCCGTTCGGATTGATAACGATTTCGACCATGGCGATATCGCTCGAATCCGAGTCGGATGGCGGCTGTGTGTATCCGATCAGGATACCCGTGATGATGATCGGCTTTCCGAACCCAACGCCCTCCTCGTCCAGATACTGCTTGGATGCCGTAACCTTGGCACGACCGACTGCCTCTGACAGCCAATGCGCAAGGTCCGGTGCGTCGCCCCAAGCACCAAGGTGATCTCGTGTAAGATCGTAGTCCCTAGTGATCGTGACGTCGTCGATCGTCGTCGCTCCGCCGATGGCAACCTGCTTACCCATGCCACCGCGCCGGTGCTTTGTGTTCTCGGCGGTAATCCCGCCACCCTCCCAGGTATCCCAGATACCCAGGTCCTTGACTGTGCCACGGTAATCAATCGTGACAGAGATGCTATTGTTGCGTGCTCCTGCTGTCGACATATCAGCTGGCATTTACACCACCCTCCTAGGCCGCGAGGCTCTCGGTGACGAGGTACTTGACAATCTCGATCCTGACTTCCTCCGCGAACGGCGACATACGCATGCTGATGACCGCGCGTAGCTCGCCATTGGCGATCGTCGCCGGAGTATTGACAGACGGTCCGACATCAACGTTGAACGCCTCCGACGGACTGTCTCCGTACAGGCTGCCCGCGAAGAACAACGGTGCGCAAACCTCACCTGCCAGCGCTGCGCCGAACTGACTGATCAAGATGCCCTGGCCGTCGATCTGCCTGAACACAAACCGCTCACCAACAGCACCGGCCTGCGCCGTCACGGAACGTACCATGATGCTGTTGCCGAGGTTCAGCCAGCGCGAATCGAGAACAGGATCGGCCGTCGTCCGCCAACCGTAGACCTTGCGGTCGCCGTAGATGTCTCGGATGACGTTGACTCCTGCACTGTTCAGAGTCTGGCGGCTCGCGTCAGTGTAGCTCTGCGTGAGAGCGAGCACCGTATTGAACTTGCCAAGTTCACCTGCGCTCGGCTCATTCGGGCTGATGCCTCCCGCCATGTTCCTTGCGAACACGCCGGCCACGGCAGCGGCGGGCGGGATCGTCCGTGTCGAACCGACCGTCAGACCTGGAATGATCAGGTACGGAGCAAACAGGCCGCAATAGCGACTCCTGCCATCGACACCATCGATCACCGCTGGCGGCATCGCTGTCAACGTAGCAACCGTCGCCGTGTCAACGCCATCGAGGAACGCGGCGCGCGCCTGCCCGACGATTGACGCCGCGATAGCAGCCTGTCCGGCCGACGTCGTCAGACCGGGAGCGAACACGATGCCCGGACCGAGGTCCGAGGTCAGCGCGAGCGCAGCGGCCTGCCACTGAGCAGTAACGACGTTGGCCGAATCATTCGATCCGCCTGCCAGGGAGTAGGTCCCGGCGACCGGATTCGTTGTCTGAGTATTATCCCTCAGGACGATGTACTTGGAGTAACCCTTTGCCCAGTTCGCTCCGGCCGTCTTGTCGGCTAGATCGTAGCTCTCCTCCAGAATCGTACCACCATCCGTCTTGACACGAATCCGGTAGTTGCCTGCCGGAATCGACGCATCCTGAGTCGTCGTCCTGATCTCGACGTTGAGGTCGTTGCCGTACTCGCCATTGCCGATCGCGTCGGCGTTCCAAACGACCAAGGTGGACCCCGGAATCGGGATCGTCGCCTTCGCCGCCGCCGGTCCAGACACACGACCGACGTACAACCTGCTGCCACCTTCCCTGAAGTACGTCTCAGCGCAGTCGTACGCTGTGATGGCGGCCGCGTAGTTGCGCGCGCTGTACGCCCACTTGGCCTCGTACTCCTCCATGTTATGGACGACATCGGCGGGCTTGCATGTATTCGGTCCAGACTCGACGACGCCGAGCATGAACCCCGTTCCGACATCGGTCGGGACTGCGGTTGGCGGCGCGCTATCCCTGATGGAAACGTTGACTCCAGGCCTCACTTATCACCACCTCCTGACTTCTCTTCCTTGACCTCGATCAGCGAACCGCTCTCGATGATGCGCTTGTTGTGCTCGTCCTTGACTTCCTCCGCTTTCAAATTGATGGTTTCACCAGGGATCAAAGGCTGTCCAGAAGCGAGCGTTTCGGGACTAGCATCTACACTGACGTAGAATTTCAAGACTTCACCTCCACAATCTCTTCGTGTGTCTGGACTTGACCGAAGTCCGGCTGCGGGTCATACGGTACGTCAGGCACGGTTTCCGGTCCTCCGTACTCATTCACGAAGTCCCGCACGCAGTACGAGAGTTCCAGACGAACAGCAGACAGCGAGCGACCGACCGCCTCCTCGTCCAGATCGTCCATGCGCATATCCCGCCACTCGTTCATGACAGCTCTGCCGCCCATGACCGTTCTTTTCTTCAAGAGCAGCCCAAGCAGCGCAACCTGATAGTGTCCGGCCAACTCGCGGGCTTGAACGGCCTCTGTGCCCTGCACGATCGCAGCGACTCCCATCCGCAGATAGATGTCGTGCGAGCTGTCCCCGTGCCGCTCGCTGTTCTCTGTGAAGCCGTCGCTCACTACGATTACGCACGGCGTCTGATCCTCGCCGGGCAACGCGGTGAACGTCTGCTTCGTGATGTAACTGCGCGGGCGAGCAATCGTTCCAGGAATGATGCCAACCTTGCGCTCGCGTGCCGCAAGCCAGGCATCAATCCATAGCTCGATGTGCGAGAGCAATCCTTGCTCAACATCCGCGAAGCTAATCAGTGGGCCGAACTTCTGATCAGGCATCATGCCTCACCGTGAAAGATCCAATCCTTGATGTCGTTGATGTACTCCTTCGCGTGCTTCGCCGGAATCACGACCGGCGGACGGCGCGGCATGTGCCTGGTGCCGCTCTCGTGGAACTCCGCCGATGGATGCGTAGTCCCAAAGACGAAGCTGTCCTCTGAGATATCTAGTATCTGATAACGTGCACCCCTCTCGCTCAAGCTTCTCATCAGCTCTCCACTTGCCCATAGCGGCCTCGCTGGGTAGGGGCGACCTTCCGCCCGCTTGCTCTTGATTGTGGTTGGTTTCAGCGGCGCCCAATATCGGCCCGAGGATGCACCGTGGGTTTCGAACATACGCCGCTCGCGGTTGAGCAGCTTGCCCGCAATCTCCTCAAACGCCGGAGACAGATCATCGGCACGCTCAGCAATCACTTCAATCTCGAAGATGAAGTCCTCGATGCGACGCGGAGCGATGTTGATGCTAATGTCCATTAGAGCGCCGTTCGCCAGTTCACCATCGGGTCGTCAGGGAACTGGAACTTTGCTTTGTTAGATTGCTTAGCAACTAGATCCCATAGACCGAGTCCTGAATCGGTCGAGGATGTAATTCCAAGCTCACCCTGTTTTTGTGCCAGCTGCCCGTCGAACATCTCCTTGAGGTAGGTGTACGGACTGACACCGCGGGCAATCTGTTCACTGAACTTTGTTAGCTCAACGAAGATTGCCGTCAGTAGAGCGATCAAACCCCGTGCGGCATCAACATTGTAACCCACGACGTTCGGAGCGTCGGGGTCCCAATGCAAAGCCGACAGGACAAGACTGCCCGCGCTGTCGATCAGGTCGTCAACAGTCTCGTCGGTAACGACCGTGTCTCCTGTGAAGTCACCGACGTAGTTGTTGTACTGGTCTACCGTCCTGTTCTTGATGAAAACCGCAACCTCGCGCGTCGTGGGGCGGAACCCATCGGGCAACGGCACAATCGGCGTGGCTGGGGTAGACATCTTACGCTGGCTCCTCCTCCGGCGCGGCGCGCTGGATCACGGCCGAGAGTCCATCCACGACTCCCTTCCTTGGTTCGCCATCCTGAGCCTGGCTCTCGGCCGACAAGAGCTTCTGAGCGACATCGGCGTCGCCGTCGCTCGCCTGCACGACGTCATTCACCGTCGGCCGCTCTTCCCTGATCCACTCGGCCAACTGCTCGACGCTGGCGGTATGAACGTCGAGGAACTCCTCATCCGGTTCCTCGACCTCATTGCCAGTGGACTCGTCAGTCTTGACGTCGGCCACCGCGCCACTTGTGATCAAACCCTCGTAGGCGCGCGGCTGGAGTTCGATGAGTTCTCCCTTCTGGAAGTCACTCAACTTGTTCTTGTACTCCTGCGACTCGGGGTCGAGGTCCGGGTACCCAGAGGGATCATTCTGCGGCATCCCGGGACCATAGGCCGTTTTCACGACCATAACCTCTTCCCCCAGGGCATTCTCTCCCTTTGTGTAGTAATCGACCTGACGGATCTTGACGCGAACGGGCTTGAGATCAGCCATAACCTAACCCTTCAGGTTCGTGAACTTGAGCGCTGCGAACCTGTTGTCGCAGAACATCAGCGGGCGGACCGACGACTGCACCCACGTACGCTGCCGGTTCGGCTCACGCCATGTCTCCGTACCGAGCGGCTGCTCCGTCCGCATCTGGCCGACCTGGCCGGCCGCCACGACGTAGGCCGTGTTGACAGGCACCCGGTTCGTGACGTAGATTTCCAGACCGAGCGTAGACAGCAGTTCCTGAATGCCGTCGCCGCCGTAGAGCAGCAGCAGATCCGTGTAGTTCTGCGGGTTGAGGATCCACAGATCGTAGCGCATGCCGAGTTCGTCAGTCTCAGCGATCTCAGCAGCCGCCGCGAAGTCAGCAGCCGGCCATGCGCCCGGGATTGTCGGCGTCGCGCCGTACGGAGTGACGGCATCCCAGCCACCCGCCGCCTGGCTCTTGGATGCGATCACGCGTGTCGGGTACGCCGTGAACATCGCTTCGAGCACCTGGATCGCACGAGCGTTGATCTTGCGCACGATCGTGTTGCCCAGCTGCCGTAGCTGATTCGTGAACAGCGTCGAGTCGTTGCGGTCGCGGGCCTCGTCAGAGATCCAGACCTTGCCGCCCCACTTCTCGACTTCCGCCACGCCAGGAACGCGCCGTGCGCTCGTGATGATCGGGAACTCGGCGCCAGGGCTGACACGCTCGACGTCACGAGTCGTGTAGAGGTCGTTGGCCTCCACCGAGTCGTAGACGACCGCACCACCGGTCACGCCGCCACCGGACGAGAAGATCCGGTCGGCAACGAACCGCTGGAGCGTCATGTCCATGATCATGCGCGTGATGCGAACCGGCTGCCGCAGCATGATGTCGACCGTGATCGTCGTGCCGCTGAGAGTCGGCGGTCCAAGCGGATGGGCGACCTGCGCCGGAACCGGAACCTGAGCGATGATCTCCTCGCCAGAACTGAGGGCGAAGTAGCCATTACCCAGATCGACGAACTGCGGCTCAAAGTGAACCCGGCTACCAAACTCGGCAAGCACAGGGTCGAACTCTGCCACCGCGATGGTACCATTTTCTGCACTCATCTTCATCCCTTTCTACGTGATGGTCAGTGCGCCGCCGGAGAACAGCTCGATCTGCGGAAATGCGCCACCCGCAGCACCGGCTGTCAGGGCGCGTCCGATGACGGTGTTGCCAGCCGTCCGCTTGAGAACCTTGCCCGTCGCCTCGACCATGACCTCGTCACCGATCACGACATTGGCGGACGCCTCCATCGGCACAACCTTCGGCGAGCGCATGACGTTGACGCGGCCATTGGCCGCGACGTCATGACTCGTGACACCGAAGATCGGCGCACCGGCCGCCGGGTTGGTGACGACCAGCAACCCGTCGCCCAAATCGCTGATGCCTGCCGGACCACCGGTGTTGCGTGTCGTCGGAACGCTGACGCCGCGACCGCCGACCGTTCCTGCCGTATGCTGGCAGGTGATATCTGCACCGGGATCATAGCTTGCGATGACTTCGCCCATGACTCACTCCTCTCCGTGAACTCGTCCGCCACGGCGCGCCGCGCGTGCCGCGACCTCCGGGACCCAGTCCTGCGGGTACGCCGACTGATCGACCTCATCGGTCGGCTCGTCCGCACCACGTGCTTCGAGCGGCACCGTGTTGGGCGTCAAGCGACCGATCAACTCGGTCGTGCCCTGCGGATCGCTGTCGTAGCGAGCGAGGTAGTGCTCGCGCCGTGCCGGGCTGAACTTGCCGTCGTGGATTGCCTCCGCGACCAGCTCGTCACGGTCGCGCCGACGGTTGGCCTCTTCGACCGCACCGGCAACTCGATCACGAGCACGCAGCCGAGCGAACTCGGTGACGTCAACGATCACGACATCGCCAGCACTGGCGTCGATGCCCGAGCCGTCGTCGCCATCGTCCTCGCCGCCACTGTCACCGCTGACGGGGTCCTCCTGCACCCAAGCAGCCATCGCCTGCGCGACGGCGGCGTCATCAGCGCCTTCTTCCAGGCCCAGGCGAGCGACGACAAGCTCACGCTCTCCGTCCTCGAAATGCAGCCTCATGAATTTCCTCCTACCTTGACTTCGATGTAGTTGGCCTTCAGATCGACCTCTAGCGAACGCGGACGATCGAACACTGCCACATGCTGCCGTTCCTGATTGATGGGCTCTGCCTCCACTCCTCCGTGACTTGCGTTGACGTACTTGACCTTGACCTTCTTCGGTTTGCCGAATGTGATCTTATCACCATCGACCTCGAACCCCTGCTTGAAGAGCGAGCCGCCGTCATCAGCATCGACAATCAGCTCGTTCGGCGCCAGGTAGATGGCGCGTAGCCACCAGGAAAACTTGTCCGGGTCAGCCTTGTTGCCCTCGTACCATTGCCGTCGCAGATCCTCCACGGTCACCTGCGCCGCAACCTCGCGCTGAAGGGCCGCAGTGACGGCGACGGGCAGCCCTTCAGTTGCTTCTGTTACTGTCACCTTCGGTCCCTTCTTCGTGTACAAGCTTGCTATGTCCTCGATCGTCATGACCCCCGGCCAGACGATGCCCAGAAGTGCGAGTCCGCTGATTGCGAACTTCCAGTTATGGCCGGTCGGCGTCTTGAGGTTGAACTTGCCCTCGATGCTCCTGGAGGGGAAGGCCGAGGACATTATGTTTCCCAGCCAGAGCGGCACGCCCGTGAGATCGCCGACGATGCAGTGCCCGTCCTCTGTCAGCCGCATGTCAGTAACCTTTCCCAGCGCCGGTTCGCCGGACGGCGGGCCGAAGCGGCGCTCTCCGTGAACGCGCTGATCGTCGGCGTGCCCGATCCAAATGCGCGGCTGCGGGACAGACGGATCATCCTGAGCGGCTACAGCGGCGGCAAGGTCGTCTGGGATGAACGTACACGGTCCAGATGCGAGCGGATACTCGATTCCCGTCTTGACAATCTGAACGTCGTGGATGGTCGTGAGCTGCGGCTTCGCCTTCTGAACCTCCTGAACAGCCTGGATATTGCGTGCCGAAGCCTTTGTCTTTTCCTTCTTCGTGACATTGATCGTTAGGGCCTGCAAGTGTTTGACGGCATCGGCGCGCTTTTTGTGACACTTGACCGGGCTACTGGAGCCCTTCTTGTAGACGCAGTATTGACTGCCCGATCGACGCATCACGTATGGCATGTTACTTCTTGCCCTTCTTACATGCCGGAAGGTCGGGGTACCTGCGACAGACAGCTGCGCGCACCTTGGCTTCCTCAGGCTTGCCCTTGGAGCGAGCTAGCGCATTGGCGGCGTGACTGCGATCGTGGATCGGATAGCGGCGCTCCTTGGGAAACACAAAGCTTGTCTTGGGCAGGCTCTTGCGGCTCTTGGTGGTGAGAGCCTTGGCCTCGATTTCGATGGCTATGTCGTTTGTCACTGGCATTTCTCTCCTAGTGCTCCAGCGGGCAACGGAAACTGGCGAGGGAGCGGACCGCAACAGCTCCGTTGCCCGCGTTGTTGAGCACCTCGCATCTGGCGGGCCACTTACGCCTTCTGCGCAGGCTTGGGTTTGGGTTTGGGCTTTTCCATGATCTGGTTCTTGAGCTTCGTGTCGACCTGAAGGACTCCATCTTGCGTCAGCTTCTGCATCTGTTGTAGCGGATTGTGTGACGCTTGCTGTGCCTCGGCATTCTGCACTCCCTCTTCATCCCAAGCCCAGGCGAGCAGTGGTGCGTACTCTTCGTCCGGTCCATAGTTCCATTCAATATCGTCCTCGATTACGTGCTCGTTGAACAAGTTCGTAAACCACTGTGCGATGTACTCGATCACCAACTTGTGATACTGCACGAACGTCTGACCCAGTGCCCTGGAGCCTGACGTCGTCTGCCCCAGCTGCATGAACATCTGGAAGAAGCTACGGGCCATCTCCTCATTCATGAGCTTGACGAAGCCGACCGAGTCGGGCTGGCTACCCTCGACCCCGACCAAGCGCATCTGCGAACCGTACGGCAGCACGCCACCAGACCGATCACCGGCGACGAACTGCGTCATCATTTCCTGCAAGAGCAACAGGTCATTGTCACTTGCGCCGGGCGGACCAGTGGCTACCGGAGTGCCGACGCCTGCGCGTTGAATGTTCATGACACCGACGCGCATCGCGCGGTCCTTCAGTAGCCACGGCCCGTAGCAGCCGCGTAGCATGGATCGGCCATGCCAGTTAGCGCCCCTACGCTGGAAGCTATATACCACCAAGCGGTTGATATCCATCGGCGCGGCGTCCGCGAAGTATTGCTTCACCCAGTCAATGCCGCCGTCCTTGGCAAGACTAATCTCAGCAATCGTCTGCGGCGGGCGCAGTGCCAGCTTGCGGTAGTGGAAGAGTCCATCCTTGCCGATGTAACCGACCTGCTCGAACATCATGAAGCCATAGGCGATCGAGTCGAGCGCGGTCTCCAGGTGTTCGAGGAAGTTGAAGCGCTGCTGCGTGCGCCGCTGCTTGAAGTCTGATTCCTGAAGCGCCTGCGGATTGTCAGCGATCGGAAGATTGAGGTCGGCGCTGATCTTCTCAACGGCGGCATCATTGGCACCATTAGGCTTCAGATACCAGAGCATCCGCAATAGTGGCCAGATCGCGCCGGTCAGCAGACCCTGAACCTGCGGATCGGCGCGCATCGTGTGGTACGTATTGATGCTCTCGGGGAACGTCAGCTTCGGGTTATCCTCCAGCTCATCGTGAGTGGCGAACGTGAGCCAGCCAGGCAGCGCAATGTTCGGGTAGTTGAGGACCGACCCGATCTCATTGAGCGGCCCGTGCTCATTGCCAATGCGCATTCTACCATTTGGAGGCATAGCTATCCAATCGGTCCCGTTGCCATACCGCGACGTTGATCTCGGTAGTAGGTTCCCATCTCTGCGGCGGTCAGCGGCAGCGGCTCGAACATGATCTCACCGTGGAACTTGCAGCGGCGCGTGTCGGGGACAAGCGGCAAATACCACTCCGCTCGGTAGTACCATCCCCGATCCGCCGCCTCTGAGGCACTCGCCTGGTCATGGATGCCCACGGCCTCGAACTGATGCGTCGGCTCGAAGTGCGGGTCACGGGCTGGACCCCAGGGCGGCGGATTTTTGGGAACTTGCGTCATGACTGCCTACGGGGGCCAGGTCCCTTGACCCTTGTTGGCTCCAGCGTGACCGCCTTTGCCCCAACGGTGTCCTCTGTCCCTGATCTGCATTGCTGTGTCTCCTAGGGTCGCAGGACCGGCAGGTTGTAGTCCGACAGGCTGCCACGAGCGCAGAGCACGTACACCCTCTTGAACGTCGGCTTACCACGCCGGCCAATGACGAGTGCGGCGGCGCCACCGGGCTTGCCGACGAAGCTGGCGGTCACCTTACGGCCCGGCTTGACCTGGAGCAGCGTGTGCGTTCCGGCCACGACGGCGCGCACGACGCGGACGCCCTGATACTGGATCGGCAGCGTAACGGTGATCAATCGCCGCGAGGTACAGGGCTTCGGGTTCACACCCGGAGCGCCTGGCGCTCCGGGAGCACCCGGCAAACCGGCAGGGCCGCCAGGACCAGCGGGGCCAGCCGGACCGGCCGGACCGATGCCGCCAGGCAAACCAGGCAGGCCCGGGGCGCCGGGTGCGCCAGGTGCGCCTGTGCCACCGGTTCCGCCACCATGATCGCCATCTTCGTCGCCGGGACATTCCTCGGGCGGGATCGGATGCGTCCTCAGCATGGGATCGGGATCAGGACATTCCTCGGGTGGTGTCGTGTCGTCCTCGCACTCACCAAGCGTGTCGCCATGGGCGAGGTGAGCCGCGACGGCGTTTGGACTCACAGTGATCGTGTGAGCGTTATCCGGGTTGCCGGGCGGGATGTGACATATA